CTTGAGAGCGGAGGCCTGATGCCCGTCGTCGTCGAGGTCCACTGAGATACCGCAAGCCGTCTGGATAGACTGCCGGCGAATGTAGGTGATAGCCCCGCCGACCTGTTGAGCCGTGAGGCCGTCGGCCTTGACCATTAACTTCCCAAAGGCGAAGAGGTGGCCCGAGGTGTGCAGCAGGGAGGTGGAGACGCCGACTTTGCCTTCCTCCGTCTCAAGGACTTGGACGAGGGCTAGGTTGTGCGCTTGGAGGACGGGCTTCACCGCGTCGAGCAGGGCGTCGAGCGAGACATAGCGTGCCTTGAAGGCGGGGTTGATGCGGTTGGCGCCGACATTCTCCATTGAGGAGAGGGCGGTGATCAGGTCGAAGTAGGGATTACTCTGCTCCTGGCTAACTGCGGTGGTGGTTTCTTTTTTAGTCATGGCTTGGGTTGTGTGGGTTGGGTGTGGGAAAGGCTTACGGGAATGAAGTCATCTCGTCGACCGTCTTTTGCGTGACGCAACGGAGGCGGTTATCGTGGGACAGGAACCACGAGCGGCTCGAACCCGACACTCGGGGCTTTAACTTACGGGCCACGGTGCCGTCAGAGAGGACGACGTAGGAAGAGCCGGAGAGTTCGCGGTAGGTCGCGGGGGCTTTGGCTTCAGGGGTTTGCTTGGAGGGTTTCTTTTGCATTGGGAGGGGGTTAGTTGATGGCGCCGCGTCGAGCAGCGTCAAGGATGAGCAATGCGTCTGCGTTGGCTAAACTTACATTTTGGGTGGGCCACAGCTCGGCGGCCTTGGCTTTGAGGTGGTTCTTCCAGCCCTTGCCGTGGTCCTTTTTCTTGCCGAGGCCGTGGACGGCTTGCCAAGCGGGAGGCTTGATGCGGTGAAGCGAGTACCCCATGGCGATGCAAGCGCCGTAGATGAGGCCGAAGTTCTGGGCGAGGCGGGCGATGGAAGACGCAGGGATGAGCGGGCCGTAGCCGGCGGTCGAAGGCTCCTCAAGGTAGACCTCGACATCCTTAGCCAAGAGGCGAAGGGACGCGATCAGTTGAGCGACCTCGACATCGGTGGGGGGCATCTTCTCGATGTATATCTCCACAAAGTCCTGCGTCCAGACGATGGCCCCAGATTGGCCGGGGTCTACGGCGACGATAAGTGGCTTGGTCATTTAGTCCGTGGGTCTCGGTTTAGACGAGCGACCACGACCCGAGTTATGGTGGGACATTTCCTTAGGTCAAACCCTTTAGCCTTGAAGCCCGCAAAGCCGAGTTGGTGGGCGGCGTAGACTTCCCCAAGGGTGGGCTGTCGGCCTAGCGCCGTGGTCAGCCGTTCCTCAAGGAGGGTCAGCCACGAGGTGGCGTATTCCCGCCCGACCCCTTCGTCCGTGGCCCAAGTGCTGTAGCCGTAGGTCGGAAGGCCGTGGCGGGCTCGCCAGCGGGTTGTATCGGCCCACGCAGCTGGGAAGAACTGAGCGAGCCCACGCTCCCCGAGACGCCCGATGGCCTTGGGGTTGCCGGAGGACTCGACAAAGATGATGGCCTCGACTTGTCCAGGTGTGATGGCGTGGAGGGAGGTCGCCGCGAGGAGGAGGGTGAGCAGTCTCATCGTCCGTCCATCGTCGGGTGAACTGAGCCCGAGTCCTTCTCGCCGTTGCGGTCGACGTAGGTCCAAGTGAACAGGGCACGGCACCCGGTGGTGAGGTTGGCATAGATGGAGACCGCCATGCAGTTATGAGACTCGCGGAGGTTCTCTTCGGCTACGGCAGCGCACATGGCAATACGCTGGCGGGCGTACTTCTCCGTCCAGTCGCCTTGGAGGACGCGATCACGGGCATAGGCGATTTGGTAGGAGAGGCCGCGGATGACATGAGCCGGGGAGGCCAGCATATCTTGGGACATAGAGAGAGGGTCGGGCATGGGATTAGGCTTCAGGGTAATTATCGTAGCCGACGACCTTGGCTTCATCGTCGGACTTCCAAGCCCCGCGGAACTCGGCGACCATATCGTAGACCTTAAGGTAGCCGGCTACACGAGCCTTCGTAGACATAGGAGAGAAGTCTGCGGACGTTGGAGCGTATTCCACGCGGTCGGCTTCAGCACGATTGTTTACAAAGGTTATGCCGTACAGCTCGTAGGAAGCCCGGGTCAAGTTCTTCTTGCGCTCATTAACGATGATAGTCTTAAGGTCATCTAGTCGATCAGGGCAGGTAATTTTATGCAGTTGGCTTTTCATGGCTTGGTGGGTTGGCAGATTAGTACTTGTTAATGATGTCGACGAGGCTGGGGCCGTCGGCGAGGGCGAGGATGTAGCCCGTGAGGGCTAGACCAGCGAGGAGGGCGAGGAGGAGTTTCATGGCTTGGGTGGGTTAGGGTTATTCGGTTTCGAAGACGCGGACGCCATCGTTGTTGAGGACTTTGACTTCCCAGCCCGTCTGGTCGGCAAGAGCCTGAGCCGCGAGGCGCAAGTTCTCAAACAGGGTTTCGTTGGTGGAGGAGGCAGGGGTGGTGTTGGCTTGGTTGGTCATATGTATATTGGGTACTCCTCCTTTGTGAGGGCTTTAGGTTTAAGGTCAACCCCTATCTGCTAAAGGTCTTATGAACCCACTATTCTGCCCCTAAGTCGGTGTCCTAGTCAGCCCCTAGGCTACCCCCATAGACCCCTCTGGCTTGCCCTAGGAGGCGTTTGCCCGTCGAAAGCGTAGGAAGACCGCTACCCCCACCCCTAGGCACCCGACCGCCAGAGCCCAACCTAGGTCGCGGCAGGCTTTCAGGCCCATCGTCGCCGAGGTCAGTTGGCGCTCGAGCCCCGCGTCGTCGCTCTTCGTGCCGGCGTCCGTGATCAGGAGGGCCATCGTGTTGGAGTTGGCAAACGAGCTGAGGATAAGGTCCGAGATATAGGCCACCGAGACGGCAGCCAGCCCAGCGCAAACGACTAGGGCCACCGTCGCCCAAAGGAGGTTCGTCTCACTTCCTCCGCTTGGCTGGTTTCTTTTTGTCATTCGGTTTCTTCGTTACCTTAGCGACCTCAGCGTCACCTCGGGCTTTAAGATACTTGAGGACGTAATCCATGACCTCGGGGGCAGCGTACCCAGCCGCACCGACGACGCCCATGCGTAGACCAGGGGATGAGATATGGTCCGTGATAGCGTACCCGACTAGGGCCGCGGTGATCGCGGCGGCAGAGATACGGCGCAACACCCAGCCCGGTGAGACGGGTTCCGTGGAGAGGAGCAAGCGGGCCGTCATCGCAAGGCCACCGAGGATGGAGGCCACTAGCCCGTCCTTGACCAGGGACTGAGTCGCTTCGTTATCGATGGGTGGGGGCGGGCTCATTTGCGGGTGACGAGGATAAGGCAGATGTTGGCGACCGAGTAGGAAAGCCAAACGACAGCCATCAGGTAGTTCTTTGTGCAGAGGTTAGCCACGCCGGCAAATAGGTAGGCCACGCCAGCGATGCCCGGGACGACGGTCGTGCAAAAGGTCTCGGCGGTCATTTGCTAATCCTCACGGGTGTCTTGTGCTTGCCCATCAATACGCGGCGGTAGTTCTGCGACCAGAGGGTGCGGGACATCTCTTTGCCTAGGCGGTCGATTTCAGCCTCGGAGAGATTGGGCAGGGAGATGTGCAGTTGCTCGTGGCAGAGGACTTCCATCTCACGACGAGGGGACAGGCGGGGGTCTATCTCGATTAAGGGGTGGACCGGGTCGGTTGTAGCCATGCCCCATGCCTTCTCTTTGCCGAGCGGACGCCAGACGACCTTAGGCTGAGGGGCTTTGCGGCGGGTCATTGTGTTTGTCGTTTAGATGCCCGCGGTAGATGTGCCAGCCACCGACGATGAGGCCGAGCAGGAACAGGCCACCGACCGAAGGCAGGAACCAAGCGGAGTCGAGGAGGTAAGGGACGGCGCCGATGCAGATGCCCGAGAGGAGTAAGCCCGCCCCGATCATCACGCGACCGAAGGCCACGGCGAGACCACCGAGGACCATCATGCCCGCGGCGACTAGGGTGTAGAGGTTTCGCTGGCCTTCCTTCTTTGCCTCATCGACCTGTTTCTTCAACGTGTCGATTTCGCCGACCATCTTGGACATGGCCTCGGCGTTCTGCTTTTGCTCGGCTTCGAGCTTGGCCCACATGGCGTTGATGTCCGCCCGGGCGGCGGTGGCGTTAGCGACGTTGGCCTCGTAGGCCTTAGGGTCTGCTTTCAGCGCACGAGCCTGAGCGTAGGCTAGGTCTTCAGCGGACGGCTTAGGGAGCCCGGCCTCTGCCACCGTTAACTCGGCACGGACAATGGCGGGTTGGTCGGCGTTGGTCTTAGCGACCGAGACGGCTGCCGCAGTCCGCGACTCTAACTTGTCCTCCTTCTTGCCGACGACGTCCAGCGTCCCTTGAGCGGGGACAGGGTCGGGGGTCGGGGCGGGTGTGGTAGCACATCCAGCCAGGAGAAGAGAGATGACCAAAATGCGATGCATCGTAAATTGGTCTAGACCGTTTTACGATTACTTACCCTTGAGCGCGTCGAGGATGGTCTTGCCCTTACCTTCTGCGGCCTTGAGTTTTTCAAGGTGCTTGCGGTATACGAGCAACCCAGCGGTAAAGCCGATGAGGAGTGCGGTAATGAATACGATAGCGTAGGACATATTAGGAAAGGGGAACAACGGTATAACCCTTGGCGGCGATGAGGGCTAATAGGGCGGCTTCAGTTTCGGCAAAGACCACCGTCAACCCCGTGGCGTTGTAGGTTTGGTCTGCCTTAACGGGGAATACGCCGGGGACGTTCTTGTTTCCTTCGGACAGTAAGGCCGCAAAGCCGTCCTTATCGTAGCGCTTCGACAGAGGTGTGTTCATTAGTAAGTATAGGTTAAAATTGGGAAGGTTGCTTCACCCGTTCCGTCAGAGATAAATACCGTAACCACATCGCCAGAAACAGGAGCGCCAACCAAGGTGCCGCTTAAATAATAGTAGTTGTATGCGGCGTTTACAGTATTGTCGTAAACTCCGTTAATGTATAATTTGAAATCTACACCAGAGGCGTTTAGTTTACCGTAAAACCAGCCCGCGCTCGTGTTCATAAAGCCGTAATACATACTCCAAGAACCTCCGCTTTCGTAATAGCCGGGGTTTGCCGATGATGTCATCGTTACGATGTCCAAGTAGTTCATCGCCCCGTTCAATCCGTTAGCCCCAGCAGGGCCAGTCGCAATCGCCGTGGTCTGGACGGTAGAGTCGCTGAAGGTAATTCCAGTAGCGTCCACCGTGATGCCACCAGTAAATGACGGAGCCGCAAGGTTTGCCTTGAGGTCTAGTTCGCCCTGCAAATCCGTTTGAGTCGAAAGCGTCCCGGTGATCGCACCCCATGCGGCTGACCCGCTAACGGTTGCCCAGATAAGGTCGGTGCCGTCATAGGTCAAAGCCTGCCCAGCAGTCGGGACGGCGGCGGCGAGCGTTGAGGTTGCCGCATTAGAGAGAGTGCTAATGGTAAGGCCACCGCCACCGCTGACAACAGCCCACGCGCCGTTATTGCGTCCGTAGGTTGAGCCGTCAATCGGTGCGTCGTTAACAACTGACAAAGTTCCGAACCCGCTGATGTCGGTATTTGCCAGCGTCACCGCCCCGGTGTAGCCCGCAACCGAAGTGACAGGTGCCGAAGTAAGAAAGCCCGAAGGGTTACCGGAGAGCGGGTAATAGGTAGTTACCGCATCTGCGGCTGTAAGGTATAACTGGTTTTTGACGAAGGCCGTTGTCGCAATCGAGGTGTCGCTGTCTCCTGTTGATGGGGTCGGTGCCCTAGGATCGCCAGTAAAAAGAGGCGATGCTAATGGCGCGGCATAAGACAACGATGCCATTTGCTGGGTTGTACTGTTAACCCGAATAAACACTCCATTAGTAGTTGTCCAAATGTCTCCGTTTACGGGAGAGGTTGGGGCAACGCCATGCGCAATGCTTAAACCAGCATTAGCCGTAGTGGACGCAATCGTGTTAACCTTACCCGATGCGTTAATAAACGAATAGGTCGTATCGGAGGATACATCCTTAAACTGAACTACATCTCCCGCGCCGTCTTGGACAATGATAAGGGCGGGCGATGCCGAGTTAGTCGTGATTGTGACATTCCCAGTCAGCGCAGGGCTGGCCAGCGGTGCCTTGAGGTCAAGCGCGGTCTGGAGGTCGGTCTGCGTGGATAGCGTGCCGGTGATGTCGCCCCAAGCCACCGAAGTCGCAGGGGTAACGCCGCCTACATTGACGACCCAAGAGGTATAGGTGCCTGAGCCCGTGTGGTGGTTAATGTCCACCGTCAGCACACCCGTGCCCGAGTTGTACGTCAGCACCTCGCCGTGCATATGGTTCGACGCGTCAAACGAGATGGTAAGGTTTTGGGTCGGCGTGTACGAGAGACCCGTGCCAATCGTAAAGGTCTTGTTTCCGTTGTTTACGCTGTTGCTCGTGGTCGAGGTCGTCAGGTAGCGGTCGCCCGGGATGATGACCGACCAAGCAGCGTCTTCGCGGGCGTACTGAGAACCGTTGCTAGGAGCGTCTGGGATGCCAGCCGTGGTCTGGGTCGTTGCGTCTGGGAAGGTCAAGCCACCGCCGTTCGTAGCCAGGAGTAGTCTGCCGTCATTGGCGTTGAAGTTATGCAGGAAGTGCGTACCCGCTCCCGTGTCGTTGTAAGCGTCGACCACTAGGTCCGTGTTAAGGATGTTGCGGATTGCCGGCGTATAGATGCGGGTCGTGAAGGTCGGCGACTCAAGCGTGGCCTTGAGGTCGAGCGCCGCCTGTAGGTTAACGCTCCCAGAGACCGCACCCGTAATGTCCGAGAAGGCCACCGAAGTTAAAGGCGTGACCCACGTCGTGTCGTAGTTCGTCCCGCTGACCTTGACTAGTGCCTGCCCCGTAGTCCCGCCAGCTGCAACGCCCGCCCCCGTGGCCCCAGTAGCCCCAGTAGCCCCCGTGGCCCCAGTCTGGCCAGCGGGAATTCCGAAGTCGAAGGACGCCGCGAGAGCCGTGCCCGTGTCCGTCACCGTAGCCGGCGAACCAGGAGCAAGGGTCGTCGTCGTCCCGACCGTGATCGTCGGCGAAGGGCCGGGCGTACCCAGTTCCATCGACAGGACAGCCGGAGCCGTCGCTAGGACAGAGACCGACAGCACCCCAGTCGTCTCAGCCACCGTGACCGAGAGCGTCCCAAGAACCTCGGAAGAGATGGTAAT